TGAGTGTTTGAGGCATTTCTTTACCAGTGTTGCAGAATATAACGTAAACATCTTCAGGCAAATTAAAGTCGTGAGCCTGTAGAATTTGATGCAGCATGTAAGCTGATGACCTGCCCCCGCTAAAGCTAATTACTGCTGGCCCTTCAACGAAATAAGGATTCATAATTACCGCCACTGCCTGTTGGTGTAGTTAGGTTCGATGGTTGTTAGTTTAATATTTAACCACCTTGTCGATACATTTTGCGCTTCATGCTTACATTTTGCAGATGGTGTGTGGTTCTTTAGCTCTTCGTTACCTCCTCCCAGCGGAACCCCATCAGATTTGGTAAACAAAGGGCGAATAGTATTGTCATTGGCGTATCTGTTAAGGCCAACACTGTCACCCCAGACCCTATGTTGCATGGTCTTCACGCACATATTGCAAACTTTAGCTAATTCTTTGTAGGTGTAGTACTCACCAGTAACCAAGACAGTAGATTTAGTGCCAATGTATTGCACTTTTACTTGCTTTCGATTGTCGTGATTCTTGTTGCCGCCATAGGTCGTGTAATCAGCTTCATTTGATAGTTCCATTACGCTTCCTCCATGTAGTATTCAGCTACCGAACACATTTCTTTGTACCGATTAGGCACTTTAATAGTGTTCTTTTGAATTGGATAACCTTCCTGCTTCAGCTCAGATATTCTGGCAGACAATCGTGTAATGCCCAGGTCTCTCCAAGCGTCTACTGAAGTAATGGTTTGGCCTGTTGATAAATGCTCTAAAACTCTTTCACTTTGTGTCATGTTATTTCCTCATTCCGCCCACGATCTGTCAGTTATCTTCTCCATTACGGAGATAGACTTCATCGAATCAGGGTTGGTTCTGGTTTGTGTGTGCTGGTCAACAACTTCGTCTTCCCAACGTTTTTGATTGAGATAGGTACTGGCATGAAGAATAAAGGACTGGTTGTCCTTACGCCATTCGCCTTTCTCTACTCGCTCTCTTACATTGTCAGCAATCATTTTTATGATAGGTATCTCAGGTCTTAACTTCTCCCATGCCTTCCTTGCTGCATCCTTCCCTGCTTTCCGTGGATAAAATTTCCAGAATGAATCAAAATCATCTACATTATTAACTGTAGTATTAACTGTAGTATTAATTGTAGTATTAATTGTACTATTATCTCCACAGTTTTCTTGTATAGGGTCACCAAGTTTTCTTGTAGGGGTGTGTAAGTTATCCTGTATACCCTCCCCAAATAATCTGATATGCCTACTCAAGATATGCTTGCTACCCTCTCTATAATTCATCTGGACTGTAATGTGTCCAGCCTCCTTTAGATTACCTATCCAAGCACTAATAGAGTTCTTATGCACCTCATAAAGATCAGCAAAGTATTGATTACCTGCCCAAGCGTAGCCTTCCTGATAGCAAAGTGCAGTAATCTCACCGTACAACAGTTTGGCATTTGCCGTTAAACGCTTGTCGTAACGCACAGTTGCCGGGATGATGGCATAATACGATGGCTTATCCATTATTCACCAGCCGCGATAAACTCTGACAACTTTACTTTAAACATGTCAGCGAGAATAATTAGCGTTGGGAATGATGGTGCGCGGTGATTATTTCTGATCAAAGAGATAGCCCCAGAAGATAAGCTGCAATTCCTACTCAGGTCAGCCTGGATCATCTCGTGCTTCGCCATATAGAAGTTGATTGATTTATTAATGTCCATGAAAAACTCCAGTTAGTGAGCTTGCATGATAGCACTTGTAATTTAATTTACAAGAGTAGTTGTATTTTATTTTTACTTGTGTAAAATAAACCCCACAAACACACAAAGAGGCTACACAAATGAAGCAATACGAATCCCCCCAACGCACAGGCAGCCCATGTGACAACATGGATTACTTCCATAACTTCCTTAATGATCTAATGTCGCACTTTGAGCGTGGCGAGTACGATTGTGTACACGGCCACCCAGCTATGGACGGCGAAGATGACAAATACTATGAAGGCTATGCTAAAGCGTATGAGGCTGCTGAAAATGCTGGCGCTCAAGGTACAGAGTGGGAGCAAATGCAATATGAGTACGCAAAAAATTCTGGAGAAGAGCTATGAGTAATGTATGGAAGACCTTATCAGCAATCGACTGTAGTAAAAACGTAGAGAAGAAGGGCAACCTATCATATTTATCGTGGGCATGGGCATGGCAAACACTGATGGAGCATTACCCTGATTCAACTTATGCTTTTTGTCCACCTATCTTTCTGGATAATGAGACTTGTGAAGTGCATGTTTCCGTGACTGTTGAGGGTAAGACCCACAGTATGTTTTTGCCAGTAATGGACAACCGCAATAAGAGTATAGCCAATCCTAGTACCCGCGACATTTCTGATGCCAGAATGCGCTGTTTAGTCAAAGCAATAGCGATGCACGGTCTGGGTATCTACATCTACGCTGGTGAAGACTTGCCCAGTGCAGTACAGGATGCGGTTATCGACTCTAATCAGTCAGCGCAGTTAAAGGCATTGCTTGAAATTACGGAGTCTGATGTTGAGAAGTTCTGTAAAGTATTCAAGTGTTCGACTGTTGACCAGATGAGGGCGGTGCAGTTTGATCAGGCACTGTCAGCACTGAAGAGAAAAGCTGATGCAAATACTGAAAGCTGAACAGGGCAGTCAGGCATGGCTGGAAGCTAGGTTAGGACGGCCTAGCGCCAGTCAGTTCCACAAACTGATTACTTCTACAGGCAAGCCCAGTGCTTCTGCTGATGACTACATTAAATCGCTTATCATTGAGCGCATATCTGGTATGTCTGCCCCTGTGTTCGTTACAGATTGGATGACAAGAGGTAATGAACTTGAGCCTGATGCCCGTAATCTGTACACCCTGATAACTGACAACGAAGTGCAGGAAGTAGGGTTTATCTTGGATAACAGCGGTGAGTTTGGCTGCTCTCCTGATGGCCTAATAGGTGAAGATGGCGGCATTGAGATTAAATGCCCAGCGCCAAGCAACCATGACAAATGGAGCGAGAAAGGAGTCTGCCCAACAAAGCATTATGCTCAAGTCCAAGGCTGTATGTGGATTACAGAGCGTGATTGGTGGGACTTTATGAGTTACCACCCAGAGAAAGAACCCTTTATCGTTCGAGTTGAGCGTGATGAAGAGTTCATTGACAACTTGGCAGAGCAAGTATTGCTGGCCGCAACCGAAATTATTTCCGAAGTGAGGAATTTAGCATGAGTAAAATTGGAATCAACATCTCAATTGACGTAACCAAGATCGACAAGGCTCTACTATACAAGGGCGCAAAGGGTACTTATATGAACCTGACTACCTTTGTTGACCCAAGCCAAGAAGATCAGTACGGCAACCACGGGTTTATCGCCCAGTCGCAGAGTAAAGAAGAGCGTGAAGCTAACAAAGAGCGCCCGCCCATTCTTGGGAACTGTAAGGTAATGTTTGTGGAAGGTGGCGCACCAGCAGCAGCATCTACTGCCGAGCCTATTACTGAAGACATACCTTTTTAGGGGTGACTTATGAAAGATAAAATCAAAGAAGCACACAAATTTGCCAATCGCCAGCTTATAAGTCAATGGCTAATGGCGCAATCAAATTTAAGCAATGCACAAATTGTGTACTTGTTGGTAATACTTGCGATTGCAGTGGTTTTGTAAGCCGGGTCTCCCTCGACCTGTGATCAGGCGTGGTTCACCTGTGGCTGTCAACGAACTACCAACAAGGAATTAAATAATGAATAAATGCGAATATTGCGAAGGGGTGGTGAAAACCAAAAAAGCGCAAATATATATCAAAAATAGAGCGCGTTGTGAGGAATGCAACGGCACTGGGGACGCTTATTGGAGCGATGGCATGTACGGGCCTTGCGATTGCGCCTACGACGTTGGCCCTTGGTTCATGTGCGATGTTTGTGACGATTGCGGAACAACAGAAATAAACACAAGCAGACAAAGGTCATCAAGAAGAATTCGCGCTCATTTACGTTTAATGATTATAAAAAAAGACACGAAAATCATAAATAGGTTGGAATCTTTATTTACTGCTGGCATGGGCTGGAATAATAGAAAAGAATGGCACATAGATCACATCAAACCAATAAAGTCATTTTTAGACAATGATATTACTGATTGCGACATTATAAATCACCCGTCAAATTTACAACCTTTGTGGGCTAAAGATAACTTGGCAAAGGGCGCGAGCCATATCATAAATGGTATGTCATGAATAAATCTAATACATTTGTGACCATTCGCAGAGTCTATATAATGGCGACTCAATTGGTCTGGGTGGTATTTAAAGTGTTGATTTATATGGTAGTATTCGTTGTATGCGGGTTAGCCGCAGTGGCGAAAGACGATTTAGAGCGCCCTTAGTGGCGCTTTTTTTATGGAGCAATAAATGAATCTAATTAAAAGCATTGTTAATCTGTTCAGATCAAGACCGCCCACCAAAAGGCATCTGATAATCCCAGATACTCAGGTAAAACCTGGCGAGCCTAACGACCATTTGCACTGGGCTGGTCAGTACGCAGCGGCTAAAAAGCCTGATGTGATCGTACACATTGGCGACCATTGGGATATGCCTAGTCTTTCATCGTGGGACGTGGGAAAGAAATCCTTTGCTGGCAGGAGGTATACTGATGATATCCAAGCTGGTATTGATGCGATGGAGGTATTTTTAGCGCCTATACGCCAAGAGCAGCATAGATTACGGGTCAACAAGCAAAAGCAATGGAATCCCCGAATGGTCTTTACTCTGGGTAACCACGAATACAGAATTGAGCGAGCTATTGAAGGCGATGAAAAGCTAGAAGGTCTGATAGGCTACCAAGATTTTAAACTACAGGAAATGGGCTGGGAAGTGTACGACTTTCTACAGGTTGCAGTGATAGATGGCATCGCGTACTCGCATTACTTCACAAGTGGCGTGATGGGTAGACCAGTTGCCAGTGCGCGTAGCTTGATCACCAAGAAAATGATGACCTGCGTGATGGGGCATATTCAGGATAAAGACCTGGCCTATGGGAGGAGAGCAGATGGAACCAATATTCTAGGGTTGTTCGCTGGCATCTTCTACCAGCACCATGAAGACTACCTAAATCCCCAGACTAATTTGTCGTGGCGTGGAATTTGGATGCTTAACGAAGTTGCGGATGGCGGTTGCGATGAATTGCCTATCAGTTTGAACTATTTGCGTGAAAAATACGGTGACCAAAATGAGTGAGTGGGAAAAATTACAAGCCAGCCATCCAGCGATAGAACCAAGGCCCGTGTCTACTATTCAGGAAAACAAGGCCCCTGTAAGCGATATGGTCAACAAGCCACCCCACTACCGGGGCAAAGTTGAATGCATAGATGCCATAGAATCTAGTATGACCTCGGAAGAATTCGCAGGATATTTGCGCGGGAATATTCAGAAGTACATTTTTAGGGCGTACTCAAAACACCCAAACCCGCTAATTGATCTTGAGAAGGCGCAATGGTACCTATCTAGGCTCATAAACACCGAGAAAAAGCGCTTGTAAGCCATTCTAAGGCGTTTTAATGGGTCACCCTATACCAATGCTAGGGGTATTAAAAAGCCCCCTAAAAAGGAGGCTAGAAGGCCCGTATTCGGCACGGTGGGCCAAGCCGACTTCAAAGGGAAAAGGATAACCCTCGCCTAGCTATTTACTTTCCGTTTAAAATATTCTTTAGCTTCTTTTTTAGATTCAGAGATACAGCCCTCAATTGTGTAGCTGTCTTTTACTTCTTCGTTAGTTTGCACCCAGCTCTCTACTGTCCCATCATGATTTACCCGAAAGCCTAGCCCTTCCAAATCGCTGCAAATGACCCAGCCGTCTTTTCCAGATGCAACCATTATATCTAATTCGCGCCCAGCATTTAAGCCAAGCACTAGTATTTCCATTTTTTCCAATGTGTCAATTTTCATGCTGTCACCTCTTGTGCTATTAATTTATCAACTATTTTGCTATCTAATCGCATTAGCTCGGAGTCTGTTAGCCACCCGGCTGCGTGTACACGCGCCAAACTATGCCAAACCTGTTGCACTTCTCGCGTGTTAGATGCTTTCTCTATGCGATCAACAGATGATCTGTAATTGGTTAGAGCAATGGGGCTAATCATGCTGAAACCTCCGATGCGTCAACGATGCCGCACATTTCATAACCTAGTTTGTTGAATTGGTCAAAATCATAACCATCAAATGTTTTTGCCGCTTTTTCAGGCCATCTATCTACTAAACCTTTAGCCATTAACGCGGAAGGGTTGCAATGTAGAACATCGGAAGGGCGCATTTCTGTACTAATAAGCGCATGTTTGAACCATAGCACTACAAAATAACGTGCTGATAGTGCCGCGCTGTTTCTGTGACCGTGGTGTTCCATTGGTCGCATGTTCCTATAATCGCGCTCTCTCTTTAATTCTGCACGGAACATACGGTCGATATAATGTTCCCAATCAATGTTATCAAATACCATTGCGCGGTTAAATCCGTCATCTATAAGCTTTTTAATGTCTGTCTTTTTCATGATGTAACCCTCTTTAGTTTGTGATTAATATCAAAAAGCCCACTGTCTCAAATGGGCTTGAGTTATTAACCTAGCAGGTAAGCACTAGCCAGTAATACCGCCAGTGCTGTCAGGATTAAGGCGCGATCAACAAAGAATTTGCGGTTTTGCTGGCGCTCCACTTGCTTACTGAATAGATAACGCTTTGCTTCAATTTGGGCATTCTCTCGGATAATGTCTCGCATTAAATTATCTCCTTTCTTTTATCACAAAATTCGATCGCGCTTTGTATGTCATCAAAACAGCCTAAATCGACTTGCTCGTAACCATAATTTTCATCTTGTATTGCCCAAATGATCTTCTCCCCTGATAGAAAAGTTCCAAAATAAACAACGTGAACGCCATCTGAAATGCTAGGTAGCTCATCATTAGTGTAGGAAACGTCAATCCATTTTTGGTTACTTTCTATACATTGAAGCTCTGCAGAAAATGCATCCTTTTGATCTTGGAAAAAGTCGCAAGCGTTTAATTGAATAGTCATTACTGCACTCCCTTAATCATTAGATAAAGTGTCGGGCCAATTGTCAGGGTTAAGAATATTAGATCACCCATTAGATTACTCCCTGTAACATTAGCAGCGCACCAAAGATGTAAACACCGGCCATAATGCCCACTATTAATATAATCGCTGTCTGATTGATTGCTTCCAACTTTTGACGCTTTATTCTGTTAGCTCTTAATTTGCTCATTTGCTTTGCCTTTTGTTTAATGAGGTGTAATTAAATCACAGTCTATTAACAGTTGCAAACACAGAAGGGCTTTTTTTCCAATTAAATCGAATTAAATGGTACAATTGATCAATTATTAACCAGTTACAAAACAATGG